AGGGCAGTCAAAAGCAGATCGTTTTTGGGCAGAAGCTGCAATAACTTGTTTGGATGCGTAAAGGTGATGATATTACAGTCTCCGATCTCAAAAAGCCTTGTCGCACAAAGAATATCGACGGACATACGGATCTTTTCAAGCTTCAGCCGTTGTCCGACGGTTATTTTTTTGAACACGGAGTTAAGCAAACTTAACGAGCATATAGCGTCTGTTTGGTTCTCTTCTGCCGAGTCAGGCAGACGCGGAAAGGTTAAGATTTTGGCGATACAAGGAACTTGCCCATATTTGCAGAGCCTGAAGGAAAAGGACAAGATCCGATGCGAGTGTGCAGGATTCAAATTTCCCGACAGGATTGCGCGCCGCGAGATAGTGTACGGCTTTTGTGCACACCCGACGGCATATAAAAATTGTCCGTTCAAGCAGACAATGGATAGATATTACTATGAAAGGAAGTATGCAAGTGAAACTGACAAGCAGAATATTCAGAGGTCTCATAGCCTTGAAAAACAAGCAGATAAAGCTCGAAAGAGAGCGAAGCCGAGGCTATAAAGAGACCAACGACATACTCGCGGCATATCTTGCGCTTCTCGTTGAGAAGCACGGTAGTGCACGAGTTCCCAAGGAGCTGATACGAGAGGCTCTCGGTAGCTATCGCGCCGTAGTAGGTGCGATAGGCGACGATTACGTGATAACCGTTGAGAGATGCAACGAAGAAAGCGACAAAACGAAGGATAGCGGAAGCGAAATGACAAGAGATGGCGCGACCGCGACAGCGGACGTAGGAGATGGCGAGAACTAAATATGAGCGCTGGCTTGAGTCCTGCGGCCTTGAGCGAGTCCGTCGACTTGCCGACGAGGGATTGTCGGACGAGGAGATCGCGATCGCGTGCGGCATTGAACTGCCCACGTTTCGACTCTGGAAGCGCAAGCATCCCGATTTTGCCGAGGCGCTCGGTCTTGGCAAGGAAAACGCCGACTACGATATAGTCAAAGCCCTTTATAAAAAGGCGACGGGCTACAACGTGGCGGTGGACAAGACCTATAAGCTCAAAAGAGTCGAGTTTGACCCCCAAACAGGCAAGAAGATACGCGAGTACGAGGAGCTTGCGACGGGAGTCGACACCGCCCACGTCCCCGCCGACCTGCGAGCCGAGATCTTCTGGCTCAAGAACCGTCAGCCTGAGCGTTGGAGCGAACGACCCGAAAGGGAATCGTACGAAGGCGAGGGCGGCGGAGTCGTCGAGATACCCGAGGCGGATTCGATCGACGACGAGATCTGAGGAGGACAGAGCAGATGGCAGGCCATACAAAAGCAAGCAGTACCCGAGAAAAAAAGGTAGTTTGGCGACCCCAGCCGAGGCAGGCTGCGTTTATGCGAAGGCTCGAGGACGAGGCGCTTTACGGCGGTGCGGCAGGCGGCGGCAAATCGGATTGCGCGCTTGCCGAGGCACTGCGGCAGATAAATATACCGCACTATCGCGGATTGATACTCCGCAAGACCTACCCACAGCTCTCCGAGCTTATAGATCGCTCCTATTCGATATACTCGGATTTCTGTCCCGATGCGATCTATAACGAATCGAAGCACTTTTGGCTCTTTCCGTCGGGCGCGAAGATATATTTCGGATCGCTTGCTCATGCCTCTGATCGATACAATTATCAGGGAAAGCGCTACGATTTCATAGATTTCGACGAGCTGACGCAGTTCACCTTCGACGAATACAGCTATCTGTTCTCGCGAAACCGCCCAAGCGGTGCGGGGACGAGGTGCTATATGAGAGCGCAGGCGAATCCGGGAGGTATCGGTCACGGCTGGGTCAAGGAGAGATTTATTACCCCCGCGCCACCGATGACTACGATCTGGGAAACGGTTAAGATCCGCTTTCCCGACGGACACGAGGAGGAGCGAAAAAAATCCCGAATCTTCGTGCCGTCCACGGTCTTTGACAACAAGATCCTGCTTAGCAACGATCCCGACTACCTCACTCGCCTCGCCTCTCTGCCCGAAAACGAGCGTGCGGCACTGCTTTACGGTGATTGGAACGGCTTTGCGGGGCAGGTATTTACCGAGTGGAAGAACGACCCCGACCGATACCTTGATCGCACCGCGACCCACGTCATCTCTCCCTTCAGAATACCGAAGCATTGGCGGATCTACCGCGGTTTCGACTGGGGATATTCACGGCCCTTTTCGGTCGGCTGGTATGCCGAGGATACCGACGGAGTCCTTTACAGAATCCGCGAGCTTTACGGCTGTACGAACACACCAAACGAGGGCGTGCGCTGGGAGGCAGAGAAGGTCGCGGCAGAGATCAGACGGATCGAGCGCGAGGACGAAAATCTTTCGGGCAGAACTATTCACGGAGTCGCCGACCCCGCGATATATCAGAAGAACGGTGGCGAGAGCATCGGCGGCATTATGGAAAAGCAGGGAATATATTGGGATCGCGCCGACAACTCGCGGATTGCGGGAAAGCAGCAGATTCACAATCGCTTGGCTTTTGATGAAAACGGCAAGCCAAGGCTTTACGTATTCTCGACCTGTCGGCAGTTTATCAGGACTTTTCCTTGCCTCGTTTACGATTCCTCCGACGTCGAGGACGTAGACACCTCGGGCGAGGATCATATCTACGATGAGCTTCGCTACGTTTGTATGGAACGTCCCGTGCCCGCGATAAAGAGGACGAAGCAGAGTCTGATCCTCTCGGCAGACCCGCTTGATCTTTACCGTCAGAGTACCGATAACTACACGGTAAGGGCAAGATTTAAATAAAAAGAAAGGAATTTACCTAATGAACGAACATAAAACGGCAACCCCCGATCTGTCCTTGGCGATCAAAACGCTTATCCGATATAAAAGGGAGAAGGCGGAGCTTGAGAGCAGGATAGCGTCGGAAAGTGATGTGTGGCGCGCGGTCTATACCGGCGGCGACTCGTCGTCGTGGATATTCAACAGTATAGTTAACAAGCACGCCGACATCATCGACAGTATTCCGTCCTGCGTTTGTCTCCCAAGAGAAAAGCGCGACGAAAAATATGCCGAGACACTGTCCAAGATAATCCCCGTTATCACGCAAAGATGCTGCTTTGAGCAGACATATTCCGACAACTGCTGGGAAAAGCTCAAGCACGGCACCGCCGCGTACGGAGTCTTTTGGAATAACGCGCTTGAGGACGGACTTGGCGATATCGATATTCGCGCGCTCTCTATGGAGGACATATATTGGGAGATCGGCGCGATCGATATTCAGGATTCGAAGAATCTTTTTATTGTTTCGCTTTGCGACGTCGAAGCACTTGAAGCAACGTACGGTGTCGATTACAGCGAGCTGCGCGAGCAGGACAGCGCCCTTGCCTCGTCGCTCGGAATGAGCGCTACCGACGGCAAGTGCGTCGTTGTAGATTGGTACTATAAAAAGTATCTTTCGGATGGCTCGGCGATATTGCACCTGTGCAAATTCATCGGAGACCGCATACTGTACAGCTCGGAGAGCGACCCGAGTTGTGCTGAAGGCTGGTACGAGCACGGTCAGTACCCGATAATATTCGATAGAATGTATCCAACGGGGCTGGCATACGGCTTTGGCATTATTGCGACGTCGGTCGAGGCGCAGAGATACATCAATCGCATCGACGATAACATACTTGAATATGCGGATTGGGCATCTCGCGTGCGCTTTTGGGCGAAACGAAGTCTCGGAGTCAACGAAAAGGAGTTTCTTGACCTTGATCGAAGCATCGTAGAGGTCGAGGGCGACATTGACGAGGAAAAGCTCCGTCAGATCGAGATATCCCCCATCAACGACTCGGTAATGGAGGCGAAGCTGCTCAAAATTGAAGAGCTCAAGACCGTCACAGGCTCGCTCGACGTCTCGCAAGGTGGAATCACGAACGGTGTCACTGCGGCATCGGCTATCAGTATTCTTCGCGAGGCGGGAGCCAAGACGTCGCGTGACGGTATCGAGGAGACCTATCGAGCTTACATCAAAATGATAACTTTCGTCATCGAGCTGATACGTCAGTTCTACGACGAGACCCGAGTTTTCCGTATAATCGGAGAGGACGGTTCGAGAGAATATCTCGACTTTTCGGGAAAGAGCATCCGCGCTGACGAAAACGGCAGAAGACCTCATTTTGATATTGAGATCAACGCGGTCAAAAAGGCTCCGAGCGAGTCCGAGAAGAAAAATCAGTTTGCAAAGCAGCTTTACGAGTCAGGCGCGTTCAGACCCGAAAATGCCGCACAAACGTTGCTTATGCTCGAAATGATGGATTTTGAAGGAGTCGGAATGCTCAAGGCATCGATCCGTTCACTCTACGGAGACGGAAAAGAGGAGAAAAATGATTAAGGCGGAGTTTTCAAGGTGTGAGGACGGCTATATCAGATTGCAAATAGACGGCCACGCAGGGTATGGCGAGGAGGGCGACGATATCGTTTGCGCCGCCGTGTCGGGCATATTCTATTCGCTCTGCGGCTATCTTTCAAACTTTTGCTTTGCCGAGACAAGACTCGACCGCATAGAGTCGGGGCACGCGGACGTGAGCTGTTCGACGGTCGGTGAGGAGGCTATGAAGCTTGCCTGCATCGGCATCTGGCAGATCTCGCTGACGTATCCCGAGCATCTTGAGGTCAAGAACAACGCGTGGAATTGGAAAATGAATCCCTGCCGCGCGTAAAGTCACCGAGAACGGTGGGAAAGGATTACGTTTTTACTTATGAAAGAAAACAAAACGGAGATCTTCGATACAGAAGACGCTATCGGGGCGTTACCCGAGGGTGAGAGCACTGAGGACGGCGAGCTTTTCGAGGAGAGTGAAACTCTCTCCGCAGAGGAGATAAGACGTAGCGAGCGCGCCGAATACGACAGGCTTATCAGATCGCGATTCAAGGATTTTTACACCGAAGACACGCAGAAGATGATAAACCGACGTTTTCGCAAGTACAAGGAGCTTGAGGAGAAGCTTGGGGCAATCGAGGAAGCAAAAAATGCGGAAAATGCCGAGAAGTCGAAAAAATTAACCCGCGACGATCTTGTGGCAAGGATCCGCGAGTCCTCCGAGGAGCTTAAAAGGGAATTCAGCGATTTTTCCGAGGAGCTTGCCCTAAACTCCGAAAAATTCATTGAAATTGCGACGGCGCTGCTCGAGGACGGCAGATTTGGGCTGTCCGACGCTTATAAGCTCTCACATTTCGACGAAATAGTCGGCAAGACCGCGCTCGACGCGGCAAAGGCAACCGAGGAGAGAGTGCTCGGGGAGATCAGAAGCAAAAGAGCGAGACCGAACGAAAACGGACTTGCTCATCGCTCGGGCGCAGCTCCCTTCGACGTTTCAAAATTGACCCGTGCAGAGCGCGCAAAGCTTGCAAAACGCGCGGCAGGGGGAGAGAAGATCAAGCTTTAAAGAAGCTTCGGTCTTAACCGAAATATCAACCATTCAACAAAAGAAAGGAACAACAAATATGACTATTTTTAACTTGGATCTTCAGCTTTTCGGCGCAGGCGACAAGGTGCTCGGAACCGATGGTGAGATCAATACAAAGAACGGTGACGTCACCGCGTACGCCGAGGGAGAGGGACTTTCTCCCGAGATGAAGACCTATTATTCGGACTATCTTATCGACAATGCCGAGCCTGCTCTCGTTCACGACCGCTTCGCACAGAAGCACGCGATCCCTGCAGGTAACGGCAAATCGGTTCAGTTCCGCAAATACGATCCGCTGCCCAAGCTGACGGATCCTATCGCCGAGGGTATCACCCCCACGGGACAGACCATCAATATGGGCATCGTGAACGCGACCGTAGCGCAGTACGGCGGCTACGTTGAGCTCACCGACCTGCTTCTTATGACCGCCATCGACAACAATCTCTGCATGGCGACCAAGCTTCTCGGCTCTCAGGCAGGCAGAACCCTCGACACTATCTCCCGCGAGGTGCTCGTCGGAGGTACTAACGTCCAGTATGCCGAGGGTGAGGTCAGCTCCCGTAGCCAGCTCGTCGGAGGTAATGAGAACAGAGAGGACAACCACTACCTCACCGTTGACGCGGTTCGCAAGGCGGTCAGATTCCTCAAGAATCAGAACGCAGAGAAGATCGACGGCGCGTACGTTGCGATCATTCATCCCGACTGCGCCTACGACCTTATGAGCGATCCCAACTGGAAGTATCCTCACCAGTATGCCGATCCCTCGGCTATCTTTGAGGGCGAGATCGGTCGTATCGAGGGAGTTCGCTTCATCGAGAGCACCGAGGCAAAGGTGTTCCACGCCGAAGACCTTGCCGAGAACGCGAGAACTCTCACCGTAAGCACCGCGGCAAATAACTCGGCTACGGTCAGCTTCAAGACCGACGCTACCGTTGCTGACGGCGCGCTCGTGGGCAGAGAAGTGCTCATCGAGGGCAAGAAGTACTACGTTTCGGCTAACACTTCGTCCTCTATGACTCTTTGCACCGACAGTACCAAGGCTACTGCCGCCTCCGTGACCTGCGCGGCGAACGCGATCATCTATCCCGGTGAGGCAGGCGCTAACGGTGTTGACGTCTACGCGACCCTCGTCTTTGGCGAGAATGCGTACGGCACAACCACCCTTGCCGACGGCGGACTTGAGCACATAGTCAAGCAGCTTGGCAGCGCGGGCAGCTCCGACCCTCTCAATCAGAGAGCGACTGTGGGCTGGAAGGCGACCAAGGTCACCGTCCGTCTTGTCGAAGCGTTTATGATCCGTATCGAAACTGCGGCTTCGGTCTGATCATAGCCTAGACTGAACTTTGGGGCGAGCACTCTGCGGAGGGCTCGCTCCTCCCAGACTACATCTGAATAGAAAGGATCATTGATATGACTAAATTCAACGAGGCAATAGCGGCGCTCAAGGAGGAATACGAGCTCAAGCTTGCCGAAAAGGAAGCCGAGAATGCGCGCCTGCGCGGAGAAAAAAGGAGCGCGGATGAGCGCGCGATAGAGGCGGCGAAGGAATACGAGAGATATCTCAACGAATACATCTCGGTCAAGCTTTTCAAGGACAACGACCGCTATAAAGACGACGTTTACGTTGCGGTGAACGGTCAGAACTGCATCATCAAGCGCGGCGAGTGGGTAAAGATCAAGCGCAAATTTGCGCTCGTGCTCGACGCATCCGAGATTCAGGATATGAAGACCGCCGAGTTCATCGAAAGAGAACAAAAACGCTTCAGTGAAGCTAATTGA